ATTGGCATAATGTAATTTTCCTATTTTTTATCTAAGAGTCACTTCCATTCGAATGGGGAGGTTGGTTGCGAAGCATTGCCTTTGCTTGTCGAGCCTTCACCATCAACCAACTTCAGGTGATCATATGCAAACGTCACACTATATTCTGCAATAGTGTCCGAAGAATCATAGTTTAGTACAATTTCACCAACTACGGTAGGCCAAGTATTAGATAATGTAACCGTTCTTGCATCGTTGCCATCCAAAGTAAGTTGAACAACTGTCAAATCTATGAATAGTTTATCATAATCCAACGATTTACCGTCACTGAAATTTGAACCGGGTATATTTGATTCATGTAAATTAAATTCAGCGTTCCATGCATGGAAATATTTTCTTAGGTTACTTATTCCCGCCGCTTCCTTGTCCTTAAATGTATCATAAAGAGTGATTGTCCATTCATCATATGTACGATCTCCTGGAATTTTTACAATACGACCCCGAAACGGAACACGCATGATTCCAATATTTACTGCGGGCATCGATGCGGCTCTCACAACAACACTATCAATTATAGCTGTTGATGTGGATTCTGTCGCTGGAATCTCCCCCGATACCATAAATCGGTTAGGACGACTTCCTCCGTCAAATGATTTTTTAAATCTGTCTACGTTCATTGTTTCTGCCATTGTTATTTTCCTTTTACTAAACTATACTATTTATCTAAGTTTTATACTTTTGTGATAAATTTATTATTTATCCTAAGTCATCACCCGTGTTTTTGTTTACAAAACGAATTCGGATGAAGTTAATAGATTTTGTCGGTTTGATGAAGATGTCTGCAACAAACTGATTTGAATCAACAATATCAGCGGTGTTGTTACTTTCATCACAAACAACCCGATAATCATATACACCTCTTGACGCTTTTATTCTTCTAAGTAGTGGATTCACTGCATTGATGAATGACATTCGTGTTTCAAAGTCATTCAACTCAAACAATTTATCTCTTGCTGCGGCTCCAATAGCATTTTTGAGGAAGATAAACAATCGAGAAACATTTATGCGGCTCAATGTGCTAGAACTTGATGCTAGTGTTTTATCACCAAACAATACAGTTCCTTCACCTGGGAAAGTGACAACTGGGTTAATCTTTTTGTCATACATCGTATCCATTTCTGCATCTGAGGGGTTATTTTCAAGTCGGACGACTCCGAGAATATCACCTCGTTTGAATCCGGCAGGTGACCACCAAGGATCTGCAACTCCATCTGTTCTTACCATACACCCTGCAACATCTGCTGCGAGTGGTGTGGTGATTAAATCATCAAGAGAATCTTCTCTTAGTCCTTGGTTAATTCCGAGGTGCTTTTTGTTACCGTAAACAGAAACATTAAATTCGTCTGCTGTTTGTGAACCACTAACCTCAGCAGCTGATGGAGTTGCACCAGTCGCTGGACAAACTGCAATACAATCTTTTCGTCTCGAAGCGATATCGGTTGCATATCCGACATCTGAAGATCCTGATGCAAATACTAGGTCAAGTGGAACCGTTTTATCGTGAAGTCCGGTACTTGATGTAGATATTGATGTGTTTTCAATAGTTCCTGTACCACCGATAACTAGAACACCACCATATTGTAGGTAGTTGTGTGCTGCCCACCATTCAGATTTCCATGGACCTGTTGGTCCACTTGGCCATCGAGCAAAAGTTCCACCTGCAAAAGTGTTACCACCACCACCAGCACCTGTTGTGTGGTAGAATGGCATATTACTATTACCATTGACGTTTCCGGTAGTTGCACCCGGAACTGTTTCTGTGCTGTTCAATCTACCAATCCACTCACCAACGCTGTTGATTTGCATTATACCATTTTTCCAATCTGCGGTATTACCCACAGCACCAATCAAACCATTAAGAGACACCATCCCAGCTCTGGTAATTGAACCAGATTCTGTGAAGGGGATAACGAAACTCTGATCTTCTACTAATACTGTTACATTTGGTCTTGCCATCTATAATATCCTTTATTATCTGTTTTCTAGTATTTTATCTTTTCGATAAAACAAATTTGTGTGATATTTTTGAAAATTTAATCTTTTTAATTCACTTTATGTATAATTTTTAGAATTTTAGGTGTCAAACCAACGATCCTCGCCATCCCACTCTCCGTCATCCGACTCCACCATAAGAAAGCCAAACGGAATTAGATCCTCTTCAATATCTCTAATTTGTTCTTCGTATATTTGAGTACGAATATCGGCATCTGTTAGTGATTTGAAATAATCCTGACGAGTCATCCACGCAAACAATACCAATGACATTACTAGATCATCTGTATGACCCACATCTGCTTCAAATGATTTCCTTTTTGCAACAAATGTAATAAGTTCATTAATCGTGTCTATGTCTTCTATTAGAAGTTTATCTTCTTCTATAAGACTTTTGAGTACAGAACATCCTAACTTTTTTACTGGTTCAGTAGTACGAACACCCAACTGTGATTGAGACCTACCTGCACCAAATCCACCGTTCATAACTTGTCCAGCACGACCTTTATATGTCGTCATCATCACATTCTCATATTCAAGATCCTTGTGGAGAATGTCTGCAACTTGACCCCCAATATCATTTATTTCTATCAATACGCCAGCATTGTTATATTTCATTGCAATTGCACGAATGACGGTCGGATATACCATAGGAGATATTATGTTATTTCTATATCGTGCAACCATTTTGTATGGGATTGTGGTAGTGTCAACAATCACAAAAGCACTGTAATCTTTACCTTGTCCTCTGGATGTGTCTACTGTTATAAAATAATCGTGGTCTTCTTTGGGTTCTTCATAAACCCAGAACCCATCCGAATCTTTGCTTTTTGGTGTTGACCAATTCATCACTCTTAGTTTTGAAGAGGTTATCAATGTGTTTTGACTGCCCAAGAAATCGCAAATGAATTCTTGCTGGAACTGCTCTGCACTTGTATTAGCAATCGTATCTTGTTTCCACTTTTCGTCACGAAGTGGTCCACCTGGATATTGTGGAACTTCATTCCATCGGACTTCTATTGGAATATATTCATTCTTGCCATCTTCTCCGGGTTTCTTTGTTGCACCCTTCCAATAACGATAAAACATATTCAAACCGTTTGGTGTTGAAACCATGATAACTTTTGTATCTTGACCTGCGGAGATTGTTGGGTAAACCGAATTGAAGAATTCTTCAGCAATATTAGTAGGAACATGTGCGAATTCATCGAGCAACAAAACATTATAACTTCCACCACGAATAGCACTAGAAGATGTGGAGGATGCAACAATCTTTGAACCATTTTCTAGTTTTATTGATGCTTTATTCCATTCTACGATGCCCTGTTGCAACCAAAGTGGCAAATATTCATATGTAAGTTGCAATCTACTAAGAATATCTTTAGCAACCGATTGCTTATTTGCTAGAATTGCCACATTCATATTTTGATTGAATAGGATATAGTGCAAGATATATGCAACCATTGTTGTTGATTTTCCTGATTGCCGAGGAAGTTTTGCAATAACAAATCTATTTTCGTGAACAGTTTGTACCATATCCTCTTGAAAATCATACAACTTGAATGGAACAAGACCTTCATCCAGTGAAACGACTTTGATATACTTCTCAATAAAGTAAACAGGGTCTTTGGCACATTTCATATATTCGGTCACCTGTTTTTTGGTGAACTCAATATTAACACCAGATTCTTTTAGGTTTACATTCCCTAGATATCCTTTAGATTTAATCGTCATCTATAACCTCTGTGTCAATAATATTATCACTAAGTGCCTTTGTTCGACTTCGTTCTTGATTTATCAGATCTTGCAGATCACTGGTAGAACCAACATAGATTGATTGATTAGTTGTATTGTGTATGTTGATCTCTTCTTTTTTAAGTTCTTTTACTTGCTTGTGTAAATTGATAAGATCTTTATTCACATCAGCAACAGTTTTAATCATCTGTGCTGCAACTTCATATGCCCTCGGTGCATCTCCTTCGGTCGCAACATTCAAAATCCCATCAATTGCGTGTTCACCTTGTTTGATGAGTTCTTTCATATTCTTCCGAACAAGCATATAATCTTTTTCGCTATCAACTGCCG